AATCACAATGAATTGGCTTATGTATCAAAACTCAAACGCCCAACCTACTCATTGCCGATGTATTTAAATAGCTTAGGTTATGAAACAACAGCTATGCATAACAATGGTAAATATTTTTATAACCGTAGCGCTGTTTATCAAAATCTAGGTTTCAACCGTTTTACCTCGATTGAAAATATGATCAACATGGCTGACCGTGCCAAATATATCAATGCTGCAGGTTGGGCAACAGATGATTTGATTTATAGCAGTATTGAAAATCAACTGAAGAATACAGATAAACCACAATTTATCTATGCGATCAGTGTTGAAAACCATCCGATGTATAGCGATGATCGTTTTGGTAAAGACCATTTTAAAATCACCAAAGACGGCATCAGCGATAACAGTAAACGTGCACTGAATACCTATTTAACAGGCATGCAGCGTGCGGATGATAAATTGAAAATGCTGATTGAAAATGTCAAACAGCTTGAGCGTCCTACGATTGTCATATTCTTTGGTGATCATTTGCCAAATTTACAAAAAGTATATGATGAATATGGCTTTTTTAAATCTGAACAAGAAAAAGCTGAAAAGAAAGATGTGCGTTTCTTTGAAACACCACTTGCTGTATGGGCAAACTTTCCTATTGACGGAAAGCAATTTAAAGGACCTTTTGTTGCTGCACACTTCCTTGCACCTAAAGTGCTTGAAGCAGCACATGTTCCCCTTTCACCCTATTATCGCTTTGTGAACAATGTCAGCTCTTGTTATCGCACTGTTCATCAAACAGGTATACAGACACAAAAATCTTGTGAATTTAATCAAGCTGAGATTTTACAGCAGTACAAAGACATGAATATGGATGTCTTGAATGGCAAGAACTTTACTTACCAGATTTTAAAATCGAAAGTTGAAAGCTAATGGTTGGTTCAGGAAGATTCAGCAGAATCTTTCTGATCAGTCTTTTGTTCAATCTGCTGTTGTTGATCATTGTTTTTGACTTCAAATTCTTTGCTTTCAAAATCTTCACGGCGAGGATCTCCTGCCATCAGCATAAAAGTAATCACTGCAAATAGAAAAATCAGAATTTTCATAAAATGCCCCAACAACTCAATAAAATTTCATCTATTCTAAAAAGACTTGTTTCAAAATCCTTGAAGACTCTGTAGATAAAACATAGGACATTGTCCTGATTTATGTATCTATTGAAGTAAATAGATGATTGGAAGCTTAAACATGTAATTTTGCGCAAATGATGTGGTCTTTGATCAACTCAAAAAACAAGGTGCAAAACGCACCTTGTTTCAAGCTGAACAATCAAATACTGAAAAGATTAAGACTCAATAAATCCCATATATGGATCAGAGAAAGAGTCTTTACCCGTTTCAATACGTCCAGCAAAACGGCGTTTAAAGGAACTGTCGCCCTCAATCGTGACGGTAAAATCATACCAACCACCAAAATCAGACATATTCCAGTTCAATTCCTTTTCCGTTGATGCTGTTTCAATATTCCACGTTTTATTCGGCAGATAAGCATTGGCTTTTACCATCAGTTTTGCGGGTTTGCTTGCATCATGACGAACTTTTAGATAGATCTTTGGATCACACTCTTCAACACACACCCGCACTTCTGCCAACGACTCAACCTGTGCAGATTTAGTCAAATCTCCAGCAAAACCACGGTGAAAACCGTTAGGTCCCAATACCCACAAATCATATTTTCCAGTGCTGGTGTTCCATACGTCATCCAACTGCTTTCCTGCTTCAACCATATAACGGCGAGGGATTGCTTCAAGATTCAATTGATCATAAACATGGAATACTGCTGCATGTGTGCCCGTATTAGAAAACATTAATTTGACTGTTTTTGCCGCCAAATCGACTTTCGCACTGCTATGTAAAATGTAAGGTAATGCACGGGATAAACGTGTTCCGATCTCTTGAACTGGGTAAACCTGACTCAAAGGGCGTGAAACTTGAGGCAATAAGGCCTGTGCATTTCGAATTGCATCCGCTTCACTTTTGGTTTTCTTACCCATCAATTCTTCAATCGCAAGTGTATTTGGATTCTTAAAATCAAATGCTGTTGTCAAATCTCCACATACTGCCCTGCGATATGGACTAATATTGGGTTCTTCTACCCCAAAACGCTGTTCCAAGAATCGGATCACCGAAGAGTGATCAAAAACCTGTGAATTCACCCATCCTCCTCGGCTCCATGGTGATATGACATACATCGGCACACGAATTCCCGGACCATATACTCCTACACCATTACTGACTTTTGGGTCAGTAAAGTTTGGTTGCCCAACTGAAGCTTTTGCATGTGTTGCATATTCATAAGAAATTTGTTCATCGGTCAATGTGGTTTTACCTTGCATTTGACCTGAACTGTCCTTAGATGGCGCACTTGGTGAAGGAACATGATCAAAGAAACCATCATTTTCATCAAAATTTACCAATAAAACGGTTTGACTCCAAATTGCAGGATTTTCGGTCAACGCATTCAGCACTTCTTGAATATACCAAGCACCTTGAACAGGGCTTGATGGTCCGGGATGTTCGCTGTAGGTTGCAGGAGCGACCATCCAACTCACTTGTGGCAATTGACCTTTGGCAATATCTTCTTTAAAGGAACCCAGAAATCCACCATCAGGCATCGTATTGGCAATCCCTTTATACAAAGGCTGTGTTGCATCAATTGCAGGATCGTAGGCTGGACAAACGGTACTATTATTGACGGGTTTACCTGACAATTCATTGGCACGACGATATTGCTTAAATCCAGCCAAAGGGTTGTCGGTAAAGTTATCTGGCATATTTTGATAAACTTTCCAAGTTATACCTGCTTGTTGTAACCGCTCAGGATAGGTCGTCCAATCATAGCCCGTGGTTGATGGACCAATACTATCCAAATCATTCACCACACTTGCCACACCCGCAGCTTTAGGACCATTCGAGCCCGTCCATAAGAACATACGGTTAGAGTTCGTACCTGTATGCATGGCGCAATGGTATGCATCACATAAGGTAAAGGCATTGGCAAGTGAAAACTGAAATTCAACTTCTTTCTGTTTGTAATATCCCATTGATTGAGGCTGTTTATATTGCACCCAGTTGCCCATACGCCCATGGTTCCAAGCAAACTGACCATCAGTCCATGAGTGTGGTGTACCACTGACACGTTGTGCATTGCCACGAGTACTATCTAAATGGTAAGGAAAAATTTTATTTTTATCTTTGTCGTATTGTTCCCACACTTTGCGGTTGTCTGATAGTGGAATCGTAAAACGATCACCAAAGCCTCGAACGCCTTTGAATGTTCCAAAATAATTATCAAATGAGCGGTTTTCTTGAGTCAAAATGATGACATGCTTTACATCTTTAATTGTGCCTGTTTCGACTTTGGCATCAATCGCTAAGGCTTTTTGAATGCTGGCTGGAAAGCTGGCTAAAGCGGCTGTACCAAAGATTGTTTTTGTAGAATTGATTAAAAAATCACGACGTTTCATGTCTGTTTCCTTATATTTTTATTATGGTGCGCAATTTACTTTACAATTGGGTGCTGGCGTATTCGTCTTTGATGTTTCGTTGTTATCATCATTACAAGCACTGAGCAGTACACTCAGACTTGTCACTGCAATCAAGAGGAAATTTCGCATTGTCCTGTCCATGAAATAAATGTAGCCATAGTCAATATGATCCCAATGACAATAGGGTGAAGTTTTAATGGCAATTTCATGACGATCAAAATACACCACTATATTTTTCACATAAAAAAACGCATCCGAAGATGCATAATAAAATCAAATAATTCATATATTTAAAACACATATCTACAATTGTGTTGCACTCGAGAAGAAATAGTAAAATACGATTTAGGATAAATGAATATTTTTTGAAGATTTCTAAAATTGAAAGATAAACTATTATACTTATCATAAAACTGTTTAAGAATGAGTAAACTTTATGACTAAGAATACAGGTAGAGAATATGAAGAGTTTGTACAATCAATTTACCAAGCAATTATACTATCGGAAACATTAGGATTAACACAACAGCAAAATATCATTGTTGAAATTGATAAAAAGATTTTCGATCGCAATAATATTTCAAGACAATTTGATATTTATTGGGAATATGAACTAGCTGGACATACCTATAGAACAGCTATCGAATGTAAAGATTTCAATAGCAAAATCTCTATTGATAGAATTGATGGTTTCATTGGAAAGTTAAATGATATACCTGGTATGAGAGGTATTTTTGCGAGCAAGAAAGGCTATCAATCTGGAGCAAACATTAAGGCGAAGCAACACAATATAGACTTATTAATTGTAAGGGAACAAAATGATAGTGATTGGGAAGATGAAAAAGGTAATCCATTATTGAGAGAAATTAATTTGGCAATAACAGCTCTTCATCCAGCCAGGATCACTGGTTTTAATATGTTACTGCCAAAAAATTCTGAACCTTTAGACCATAAGGCTTTAAGTGAAGTGAGCAATGAAATTGTTATTATTAATGAAGATACTGGCGAGCACTACTCTCTTAAAGATCTCCAAAAAACACTTTTAGATGAACATCTACATGGAAATGGAGTTTTTGAAAAAGAATTTCAATTTAAAGGAAAAGTTAAAGCGCCTAATATAGAAATAATTATTTTAGGTTACAAAGTAAAATATGAGATTCCTGAACCTAGTACACAAAATATCTCAATTGATTTCTCGAAAAAACTTCTTGGAGTAGTTGAATATTTACACCAAGGTAAAAAATCATTAGTTTTTGACGATCATATAAAAAAGATTTAATACATGACGGGAGTTGAACCCGATTACATCATAATCAATAAAGTTCTATCATATTTATTGTGCTTTAAATCAATTACTTAGAACTTTTAAGATTGATAGTATATCACTAGATCAAAATCATCTGTGGCAAAAAATGTGGCGAACGATGTAAAATTATAGCCTTATTTTTTATACTTAATCAGACTTTTTGTCAGAATTACTTTCATTGGGTTGATTTAGTAGCATCACTTTTTCTACAACCGTAACTTCTTTATCAAGATCATTTGACTTAGACTTATCTGTTAACTTATTATTTTCTTCAGCTTTTTGAGTGTTCTTTGTTGTAGTTTCCTTTGAAAAAGTAATTAAGTTTTCTTTCTTAACATTATACATTCCCCCCATACTAATAAGTAAAATTAATAGAAAGAACGATACAGATTTCGTATAAAAATCCCAACTCCATGGCTTAAACCAATATGTATTTTTTACAGCTAACTCATCTTGTTTGCTCTGATTCTCTAATGCTTTCTTAAGATTACTCATAGAATTGATCCATTTGACCATCATATTCAATAAGGTCATAAGACAAATCATTAACAAAGCTATGATAAATGTTAAATATGGCCATCTCGAATTAACTTCTAGAAGCTTAACAGTTGATCCTATTAAATTAACACCACCAAAAAGTGTAAAAATTATTGAAGCAAAAATACCAAGAATAGAAATATAGTTTGCGATGGTGGATTTGGCTTGATTATCAGCTTCATTTGCTAAGTCTTCAGCTTTTTTAGCTAAATTTTCTGCTTTTTGTGAAGATTTATTGGCTTTTTCTGCTGCCTCTTTTGCCATAGTTGAAATTTGTCTGGCAGTTGCAGCCATTTCTTGTGCATCGAAAGTAATTTTTGTTATATAGTTTTTCTGAACGGCAGCCAAATAGATATGCTTTCCAAATTTTGTTAAGCATCTATGATTTTTATGTTTAGCTCCATTTTTATAGATTGGAAATTGTTCAATATAATATGTTTCAAGCCCTCCTATCATTAAATCTAAATCATCAAGATTTATTTCTTTAGGTATAGCATAAATATATTCAGTAATTTCTTCATAGGGAATATCTAGGTTAGGCAGACATTTTTTTACTTTTATAACCTCATCAAAAACGTCTGCTAAACCTTGTATAGATTCATTGCTAACAGGGCTGTTAATTAATCGATCAATGAAACTTTTTAATATATCACCCTGCAATTTGGTTACCTATCTAAATTACATCACATTTAGAGAAATATTTTTTTATTTCTTCATCAGTGTAATATAAAGATTTCTCGCCATTCAATATCCTGGATTCAAAATTTTTCCATGGATCTTCACGATGAGTTTTCTCAACCAATTCAAATGGTCCCTTATCAATTAATTCATTAATTGTATGTTGAATCAATGAAATAAACGGGCTATTTTCAATTTCAGACTTGTTAAATGGTATCACCTTAAAACTGAATCCACCATCGTTAGTATCAGAAAATTCATATGCATTAACAGTGGAATCAATATGCTTCGTACCATAAACTTTAAAGCTATGATAAACATTACTGATTACTGGTCCAAATTTCCACTTTTCTATTGGCTCATTAAAGATTTTTAAATTATGTTTAACAAGACAGTTAACATACACATAATACATAATCTTTTGAAGCTTGATTGGAGTTAAATTTTTATTTACTAGATTTGAATTTACATACTCAACGATGTAATTAGCAATATCCATTGAACTAAATATTTTATTATTCATAATTAACCTCACAGATTTTATACAACTTTCTTTCACCTATTAAATTTAGGAACATTAAGACTTAACATTGTCGATGCTTGGTGAAAGTTTTCATTTCAATACTCGGAATCAATTCAAAACGTGAAGAAAAGAGTCGAACATTTTCTAGAACGACTCTCATGCTTTGTATTAAATCCTATAAAGTGAATAAATACAACATATCGTGGAACATTTTTGTTTCACATAGTGACAAATTATGTCGTATTCTTTTTTTACTCAAATCAATATGAGATTAAATATTAGTCATATTTACTTAAAACCCTTATTCTTAGCATCATTCAAAGCACTACACTCATTGTATTTTGCGACAGTATCAATGATCCATAGGGTTATTTCTTTTCCCTGCCCTGACTCCAATTTCAGGAGTTTAGGGCAAGGTACAATCAGATTAGCTGGAATCGTCGGAGATAAGTGAGTTGATGATGCGCAAGCCATCAGCATCAATACAAATGTTGCTATAAACAGGACGCTCAACGATCTTTTGCACTTCACGTGTAACTGTTTCGACTTTGACACGTTGTTCTGATTTAAGTTGCTCATAATCTGCGCTCACTTTGTTTATATGGTTTTGTTTTTCGATCAATGCCTTTTGCTGATCATCTTTAAGTTTTTGAACCTTGGCTGAGCATTTCTGTTCAGCTTCTTGAAGTTTTCCACTTAGATGATTTGTATATGCAATTTGCACAAGGTATAAAAAAATAAAGACCGCAATTGCGATCCATTTTTTATACTTCCATAAGATTGTGGCTATTGGCATTTACTGCACTCCTATACACTTGTTGTATCTGTCTAATTGTCTGGTCCAAACGCCATAACAACCATTTGAGCGGATACTACAATCACGCTTTGCTACATATTTGTATTTCAACAATGAAGCACATGCTTGTTTGTGCTGTCCTGCTTTGAGATTACGAAGCATTGATGAATTGCTAAAAGCTCTCATGCCGTATTGATATGAAAAATCTAGATATAGATCATATTCAGTCTGAGATAACTTCACACCTTTCAAAAGATTCTTATAAGTTACCTCCAGCTTTGAAACATCATTTCTAAGCCATTTATCCGCTGTTTCTCGTGAAATAGGAGGATCTGACATTTTTACTGGTTGACCATTGGGCTTAACTGTAGAACCATGCCCTTGAGTCGGTACATCTCCCTTTACAGGAATCACAGGTTTAGCTGTATAGCCCTCGTCCTTTTTTACAGCAACAAAAAAAACAGCCGAAGCTGTCAATAATGTTGCTAAGATTTTAGTCTTGTTTGACATTGCATTTATCCTTTAAGCTTTCCAAATATGCTTTATGTTCAAGTTCATCGCGTTTGTCTTTCTTACGCGCGTAATACCAGTTCATAATTAAGCCTGCAATCGCAATCAAAATACTGAACCAAAATGCTATATCCAATGAAGCGAACCAAGCCAAAGCACCGCCTGCGCTACCTCCATATGTAATAACTTTGCCAGCCACAACACCTGTTGAAGCTTCTACAATTTGTTGATTATCTGCCATTGATACCCCCGATTTTTGGCAATAAAAAAAGCCCACTAAAGTGAGCCGTATTTTTAAGTGCTATTAAGCAATTGAGACTAAGAATTGACGCATGATATTTCTCAGACTCTCAACAGATCGACCATCTCCGCTCGCTGGATGAATATGGTCTGGCATAACAGGGGTAATCGAGTCAAAGTTGCTTCTGTTTCGATAGCCTGTTTTTTCATGCAAATTTAAAATTGGAGCTGACCAATAATCAGCTAGCGCCTTAATAACTAGATTCATTTGCTTAAAGAAATCTTGTTTTTTTGCAATATTGGGATTTGCATTATCGTTACTGAAATGAGTAATAAAACAAAACTTCATATCTGGTTTTAAAGACAACATCTCATCAATAATTTTATTATGAGCACCAATGAATGTATTTGCATCACGTGAATCTATGCTCATAGCAGCATTAAATGGATCATTTGGGTTAAAAGCATCCATATCTATTGGATGTTGATCATAGTCATTTACACCATAATCAAACACGATAAGATCAGGTTCATTATCAGTACCAATTAAATTCAACAATGAATTTTGATAATTAATTGAATCAGTTAATCGAGAAAATGACAACGCAACTCCTAGTCCAATACCCCCAGCTGGAACACATTTATTGATAATTATCCCGCCCAAGTCATGTACTGCTAAGTTTGCATGAGAATAAATATCACGATCAGCATCAGTACTTGAATGCGGATAACCAGCTGGAATACTAGTACCATACCAAGCAATTTTTTTATTCATCCATGCCGATTTATTTACTAAACTTAGCCCTGCATTTTTCAATGTAAGTGACTGTACAGAATCACTATTAGAAATATTTACTTTAAGATATTTTGCGTTTGGCGGTGTTGAGAACTCATAATTATTTGTGCCATCACCAGTACTGCCCTTTATTGCACCTATAAAGTTTTTATTTTCATCAAAGTAAACTCCAACATAAATCGCTGCAAAACTTATAATGTAACGTGTGGAAGAATGAATTTCTATAAACTCATTTGTGTACTTATATGCTGGCCAATTAATGATTTCATTCTTATCATTAATATAACCACCATTGACATACGTAACACCTGCCAATAAGTTCCCAGCGTTTTTAGGATCTAATAAAATTGGTAGCGCATCAACAATACTGTCGGGCGTATTCTCAAGCCACGGAATAATTGTCTGTTGAGTGTTCATATAAACTTTTGTTGAGTCTGTTATGCTGACATTAAAACGAATGAATGCTGCATCAGATTGGTTTATTGTAAATGTTTCTTCAGCACCCTCTATACCACTTAACACATCTATGAAATTTAGATATTTATCATAAACTGCACCAACGAAAGTCAATGACGGATTTATCGTAAAAGATTCGTTAGGTTTAACTGAAATGTAATCACTAATTTTAGTTGAAGGGAATGGAAATAAAATTCCATCTTTTCCAATATAATATCCTGTCGTGAAATTGACATGATTACCCAAGATTTCGACAGATTTTAAATTGATATTTCCTGCATATGCTCCAAGAATTGACTGTGGCATAATTTGATCAACATCAGTTCCCAACACGTACTTTTTAGCTAGATCAATTTCACTTAAACCTGTATCAATCCACTCAAATACTTTCGGTTCGACACCTTCAGCACTGGTTTTCTTCCAAATCCAAACTTTCTTTGTGTCTAAAGCCTTGGCAGCTGTTGGATCAACTTCGGGAATATACGAAAGTAATTGTGCTTCTGTCTCAAAAGGTTTGAACATGCCATTCTCAGAAACTAAACGCACAAGCCTTGGTAGAGAATCATAATCAAGCCCTGAGCGCGGACTTACGATTACATCTTCATTTACAGTTTTGCCAATATCGGCAATATCACGCTCAACTTTTGCTGGATCAATTACACCTGGCATTTTCTATACCCCATAAAAAAGCCCCGATTATTCGGGGCATGTGGTTAATCTGAATTAAATTAAATCGTTTATGATGTCTTTATCATTCCGATAAAAACGCTCATCAAAGTTGTAGGCTGTGATTTCATTTTCAAAAATCTGCTGCGCTGATTTCTTTGACACAATGAAACGCTGTGCATTCAGTTTCTGATCCGTCGTGACTGAATAGACCGTTTTAACCTGCCCATCGATCACAAAATTTTCAACTGGTGGACGCTCAAGTAAAAAATGATATTCATCAATTCCCTGGCTTACTTTAATCACATCAATAAATCCTGATTTCATTTGTAAATGAATCAAGTATTGTTTTGATTGATCGAAAGTAAATGGCTGTGAAACTGTTATTTCTAAGCCATTGTAAGCTCGGATTTCACCACTTGTACAATCACCCAGCCGAACATCATCCGTTGTCAATATATTGTCTCCAACGAATGCATAATCGCTTTCAGCATACGCACCAAACTTCACAATGATTCGACTAAACTTGAGTTTGTTCCACTCACGCCAGCCGATAATGTGCGCCTGTTCGGTGTAAATAATGCCAGTGCCTTCAACCTTTTTCGGATTGTTGATCATCTCATTTGGCAGTTTTAAAGTCTTTTCAATCCATCCAGAAGCACTATCTACATAAGTTAATTCAATCCCATCGAACTTATTTTCAACCGTTAAGTTATATGTACGAACCTCTGACTGCGGTTGTTTATTTCGATGATTGAACAACAAAATCGGTAAACTTTCAGGACTTTCAAAATCAAAATAAGTTTTACGATTCACTCGTCGATCATGACAACCAGTCACAAACCCCATCATTCTTAAAATTTCTTCAAATGAAGTATTGGTACTGTCCAATGTATAATTGAACTCAGCCATCTTTTCAGAACCAAAATATGCTATCAGCTCATCAACAGCAGCATAAATTCGCTCAAAATCAATTTCATCAATTGTTCTACGTCCTATTTTCGGATGCAATGCAACATCAATCGCAAGATCTGCAATATTACGACTGGTAACACGCTCGGATGATTTAATGCCGTCTCGATAGGTGTAGACCAAACTTTCAGCAATACAATTAAGCTGTCTTGAATCCTGACTTGTCGCGTTTAAAGTCGCTACAGTCCGAGCACGTACAAGCACCCGATTGTCATAAACTAATTTTTCAAGTTTATGATAGGCATATGCAAGATAGAATTTGGTTTCATCAACCAGATCATCATGATCACCATTGTCATTGGTTCGACGTGCTCGAAAGCGAACAGAACCAGTGAATGTAAAATCAATCCACATCGAACCACCAATCACATCCCTATTTCCACCACGACCCACCAATGAAATGGACTTTTTAAATATTGCACCTGTCGGTGTACCATTCACCACTTGTTGATATTCTGCCTCTATTGTCACAGTACGTGAGCTTGAACCACGATATATGCCATTACCTGCCCGAAAGTTAAGCAAAAGCCCTTTCGCTAGTGGCGAATCAGTAGTGAACCAGCCTACATAATTATTTTGACCACCACGTAACTTTATTCGAGCTGTTTTAGTTTGTTGCCCTGTGAGATCCGCTAATTTATTCCAGTCAGTATTCACTGCACTTGGTGAAACCAATGACAGTTGCTTATTTGCTCTGTCTATACCTGACACAGTATAAGCACCATCTAAATAGATGTTTTCGGTATTGGCTGTTAAATTTGCGCTCATGTTGGTTGTTGCAACCTGAGTCAAATTTGCAAAATTTGTATTGGTATCTGTTGGATTTAAAAGTTTAATGGTATAGATACCACCGCTATATTCAATGGACTCAATGTCATATAAGCCAGCCAAATCAAGTTGACCATTCACTGGATCAGTGATTAACATTGCGGTGATATTGATTTTGCGATAATCCGCATAGCCTGCTGCTGTTTGTGTAGAACTAATCGCAATTGTTTCTGCGACATTATCAATTTGAACACTACCAGTGATTGCTAAGTCAGCTATACCGAAGTTGGCTCCCTCAATAATAATCGTCTCATTGATATTAAAATCTTCAAAATCATCAACTGTACTTGAGTCTAGACACTTAATCAGATTTGGATATTGAAAATAAATATCTGAATTCTCTGAACGTGTTGAATTCGGTGAAAGCAACGTTTGACCATTTACAGAATTATTTTGTTTGGCGACCAATGGTGGATCAGTAAATGTATCACCCCATTTAAAAATGTTATCTGTTCCAATAATGCTTTGATTTAATCCATATGCAGTGATAGATTTTCCAGAAATCTCTTGGACTGGCGTATCCCCCTCTTTAAAGTTTGAAAGCCTAACGGGATTTTCACTTACACACAGCAATAACTCTTCAACCTCAATGCCATTTTGAAAATAACGTACAGGATTTGCAAATAAATCAGGAATCGCTTTTGGAGCGCCTAAAATATAAGGCACACGCTCTTTGATTCGTTGTTTGTTTTCTGGATTAGATAGGTTGTTATTACTGGAGCCTGTTGAAGTACCATTATTAATCTTTGGCATTTTTACCAAAGATTTTACAGCCTGCCCCAAAAGCTTTGTCGCAATCCAAGTCACCGCTGAAGCAAATTCACCTGGATAAGTGACAATCGAAAAATCTTCATCTGATTCAAGCAGTCGTGCTATTGCCTGCTTATCATCACGTGCTGGCGTCACATCTGTTTCAGCACAAGGTTGATGCCCTTTAAAAATGCGTGCCTGCGGATGTTTGACACGAATTTCTAGAAACGTTTTCAACACGCTATCAGACTGAATCGTTTCGTTTTCATGCTGATCTAAAGCATTATGTATGATTAAGATTTGGCTCATAAAAACGAATCCTTTTATAAATTGGTTTTGCTTGCTCTAATGTGATCCGCTGTACTCCAGCTTCACACAAATGAAAAATTCGTTGACGAAAAAAAAGCCCACAATGTGAGCTTCTGTTAAAGTAGGTCATCAGGACGATGCAACCATCAATCGGCTTTTCTAAACGTTTATTTTGAATCACTGTATTTCGTGATGTCTGCAATGCCTGATCAAGCGAATCAGTCAAACCAATAAAACTGGATGAATAATCTTTATGATACAGCGATTGAGCAGCTTTTATCACGAAATGGACACAGTGAAATCTTTGCTTGTCATAGACACAGTTAAATAAATCATTCATTAGTAGAAACTTATTAAACTCGGATCAGTGCTCGCTGAATAGACTTCACCGTTGCCATTGTCGTTTAGTCCTGGTGCAACAACTTCACACTCAGAACCTTTCCAGTCCCGGGTAATACTTTCTAAATCTAATGCACGTGCAACAACAACAGGTGAATCATATTGCCCAATAAAATATGCTCGATAATTCACCTTGGGCAACTCAATATCTTCATCATCAAGTATTAAATCTATCAAGTCAGGTATTAGCTCCCCAACATCACCGATTTTAATATGTAGACCTTGATCCAAGTTGCCACTTTCAGCAGTTTTAGAAATATTCAGTGGTGCAAAAACATATTCAAAGCTTTGACCATCTTCATGCTTGAGCACCAGATTCAAATTTGAATTGGTTACAAAACGTTGAACAGACGACCATTTTGAATGACTGATCTCAACACACTCAATCAAACCAAATGGACCACTGGATTGATCAAGCACATTGAGCATATCTTCAGAAATTTGCATTTACACCCCCGTTGCAGCAGGCATCCAGACATTCGGAATTTTTTCCAAATCCTGAATCGTGTTAATTTTCCCATTTTGCCACATATCAATAAGCCAACGGTCAAAATCAGGATCTCGAACAATTGGTTTAACAAAAATTGAAAACTGCATTCTTCTCACCTTTCCATTAATGTATGACTCTGTTGGAACGCTATCCGCATCAAATTGACAAATGCAATCCTCAAGCCCCCCATTATCAAGAATTAACTTCCAAAGCCATAGCTTGGTTTGATTTAAACGCCAAAATGCCCAGAATAACTGACGTTCTAAACCATCTTTAAGTGAAACCTGTACAGTTACTTTATGAGCAGCACCTACAAACTTAACAACTTGACGAGGCAAGCCCCCTTCAAGCTGTTGTTGCCGTACATTATTGCCAACAGTGAAATCGTAACCATTTTGCAAGGCACAAAATTTAAAAGTATCCATTTCATCCCCTTGATGGCGCTAAGCCAAATGCACCTTGTATAGCTTGAGACTCATTGCTATTTCCACTTCTTAATCTTTGCCAAGATTGCGCAATTCGTTGATCAACAATATCTATAGTCACTGTACCATCTGCATTTTGTTGAGCATTCA